GAAAACCTACGAGATCAGCAGCGTCAACGTCGCGGCCACCATCGTCAAGGCCAAGAAGGTCGCGGCCCGCGCCGCCGCCAAGGGCTTGACCGGCGGTGGGTTCACCATCACGACCGAGACGGCGCAGGTCACCGGCCCATCCGGGGCGGTTGAGACCAAGACCTTCCTGGTGGTAGAGGGCGAGCCCGCCAAGTACGCGGGCTGGACATTTGTCGCCGTCGTTGAGTTTCCTGGAGACGAGCCCGTCGTCACGGGCAGCCCGTTCTACACCGGCCCCCCGGTAGATCGGTCAGCCTTGAAGCCCGGGCAATGCCAGGAGTGCGGCAAGGTCAGGACCCGGACCAAGACCATCGTGGTGGAAAACGAGGCCGGTCAGCGGTTGCAGGTCGGCACGGCGTGCGTGAAGGACTTCCTGGGTCAGGACGTCACCGCCGCGTTCTACAGCACCAAGGACCCATTTGCGGAGTTCGACAGCCCCGGTTCCGGGGTGTGGTCGTTCCCGGTCCTGCAAGTCCTGGCCGAGGCTGCGTCGGTGATCCGGCAGCAGGGCTTCGTGTCTAAGGCACAGTCCGGCGGTTTCGGTCCTACCGCCACCGCCGACATCGTGCAGACCTTGTTCGGATCAGGTCGGGCCGCGTATGAAACCCGGAAGGAGTTCGGGCAGCCGACCGATGCCGACAAGGCCACCGCCGCTGCCGCTTTGGAGTTCGGCAAGAACCTGGAGGGTGACAGCGACTACGCCCTGAACGTCAAGGCGGTTCTGAACGGCCCGGAGTACATCACGCCGAAGCGGTTCGGGTTGGTCGTCAGCGTGGTCGGGGTGTTCGTCCGGCAGCAAGCCGAGGCCAAAGCCAAGGAGGTTGAGCAGGTCGCCGACGCACCGACCGGGACGGTCACGGTGACCGGCACGGTGCTGAGCGTCAAGTGGCAAGAAAGCCAGTACGGGACGACGAAGAAACTGGTGGTCAAGGACGAAACCGGCTTCAAGGTGTGGGTCACCGCCGGTTCCGGGTTCGACCTGGCTGAGCCGGGCGACAAGGTGGAGTTCGTCGCCACGGTCACGCCAAGCGACCGGGATGCCACGTTCGGGTTCGCCAAGCGGCCCCGGAAGGGTCGGGTACTGATCGCAGCGTGAACACGGGGGTGAGTAACTACCCGTGGTAACTTAGAGGCACGAGACCTGAGGGTCGTCGTCCGGGGAAACCCGGTCGGCGACCCTTTTCGCGTAGGAGGAAATGAATGACCGCCCGACGACCAACGAGGAAGATGGTCAATCTGTCCATAGAGGAGACCTCAGGTGTCGATCATCCCGCCCATCTTCATGAGGGGTGGATCGTGATGAAGGCAGCCGAAGCGGGAGTTGAGAACGCCGCTCCGATGAAAACGGAGGAAGGCGCTGAGGTCCCTGAACATGCTGAAGATGAGTTGCCACCCACATTGAAGGAGGTCGCAGAGGTGGACGCAATGGAAAAGGCCAATCAGATGTCGTATGACGACATGAAGGCGGCTCTTGAGAAGGCCAATGCCCGCATCGCTGAGATGGAAAAAGAAATGGGCTTGAAGGGCAAGAAGGGCGACGGTGAGATGCCGGAGTTCCTTCGTAAGGATGCCCCGGAGGACGTCCGCAAGGCGTTTGAGGACATGCAGAAGGCTGTTGAGACGGCCAACGCCCTCAAGGTCGCTGCGGAGGAAACGCTCCTGAAGGAGCGTGCAGACCGGGCTGACGCGGAGGCTGTCAGGAAGGCGGCTGACGATTACGGCAGCCTGGGCCTGGATGCGCAGATGGTGGGACCGGCGCTGCGTCGGCTCGCCGATATGGACTCCGACCTCGCTAAGAGCGTCGATCAGGCTCTCCGGGCTGCGAATGCCCGTGTTGAGTCTGCCGACATCTTCAGTGAGATCGGAAAGGGAGTTCTCCCTCATGGGGATGCCTACGGGCAGGCTGAGGCGATGGCGAAGTCTGCCGTTGCGGATGGCCGGGCTGCCACGTTTGAGCAGGCGCTGTCTGAGGTGTACGCCTCTAACCCGGGCCTGTATGACCAGTACCTCGCCGAGCAGGGAAAGTGAAGGGCTAAACGATGGCCTACGAGTTCAGCAACTACTCCGTCAAGGTCACGCTCGTTGCGGGCGAGAGTCTGGCGGCCAAGCAGTATCACTTCGTCAAGATCGACAACGGGACCGGCAAGGTCGTCGCGGTGTCGGGTGCAACTGACCGGCCCATCGGGGTCGTGCAGAACAACCCGGCTTCCGGCGAGGAGGCTGAGGTTCTGATTTCGGGCGGGACGAAGATCAAGGCCGGTGGGTCGGCTTCGGCTGGGCAGGCGCTGTTCGCGTCGGCTTCAGCGACGGGTGTGACCCTGGCGTTCGGGACGACCGCTTCGGCTGCATTTGCGGCTGGAACGTTCATCACTGCCGCCGCTGCCGGGGAGATCACAACCGCCGTCATCGACTGCGCCGCCATCGGTCGCGGACTGTAAGGGAGTAGGGAAATGCCGCAGCCAACGATCAGTCAGGTTCACATTGATGCGATCCTGACCAATATCTCTGTCGCCTACATGCAGAAGGCCGAGAATTTCATCAGCGACAAGGTTTTCCCTGTCGTCCCGGTGGATAAGAAGTCGAACAAGTATTTCACTTACACGAAGAACGACTGGTTCCGTGACGAGGCTCAGCGCCGCGCCCCGGGCACCGAGTCTGCGGGTGGTGGGTACAACCTGTCGACTGACACCTACAGTGCTGATGTTTATGCGTTCCATAAGGACGTTGACGATCAGACGCTGGCGAACGCCGACACTCCGCTAAATCCGCTTCGGGAGGCCGCTGAGTTCGTTACCCGTCGCTTGCTGCTGCGTCGGGAAATCCAGTTCGTGTCCGACTTCCTTACCACCGGGGTTTGGGGCACGGATGTAACTGGGGTTTCGTCCTCTCCGGGCGCGGCTGAGTTCTATCAGTGGAGTGATTACGCCAACTCCGATCCGATTGAGGACATTGAGGCTGCAAAGTCTGCGATTCTGTCCACGACCGGGATGGAGGCCAACACTCTGGTTCTGGGCTACGAAGCCATGCGCAAGTTGAAGAACCACCCGGATGTCGTGGATCGTTACAAGTACACGACCAGCAGTGTCATCACCGAAGACATGATGGCTCGCCTGTTCGGTGTTGACCGGATTCTGGTTGCCAAGAGTGTCAAGGCGACGAACAACGAGGGTGCAAGTGCTGCTTATGGATTCACGTTCGGGAAGGCCGCGTGCCTGATGCACGTTGCTTCCTCCCCGGGCCTGATGACCCCGAGTGCCGGTTACATCTTCGCTTGGACTGGTGTGAGTAGCGGTCTGGGTCAAACCATCGGAACGAGCAACTTCCGAATGGAAAGCCTGAAGGCCAACCGGATTGAGGCTGAGGTTGCATTCGACAACAAGGTTGTCGCAACCGATCTCGGGTACTTCTTCGCCACCTGTGTCGCCTAGTCAGCGATACCCTTTGGAGGGGGCCGGGGCCAGTGCCCTTGGCCCCCTCCGTGGCTTAGGAGGATGCGATGGCGTGGACGTATTCGGGTGATCCGGCTTCGTCTGACAGGGACAAGGTTCGGTTCCTGATTGGTGATACAGATTCGACCGATCAGTTGTTGCAGGATGCCGAAGTGCTGTACGTCATTAGTGAGGCTGGGGGCAGCATCTATCAGGCTGCCCACGACGCGGCCTATGCGGTGGCGTCCAAGTTCAGCCGCATGGCGACCAGTAAGAGCGTCGGTGACCTGTCTTTGTCGTATTCGGACAGGGCGAAGGCGTTCTTCGACCTGGCGAACGAACTGCTGGAGTTGGGTGCCCGTAGGGAGCCACCAACCCCGTGGATTAGCCCCGCCAACGTCGAACGGGCCACCGACAAGACATTGCCGCCGTCGAACGGCACAGAGTTCTACACCGGACAGTTCGACTATCTGAGAGCCTGAGATGACGGTTCCGGGTGATTTCCTTCCGATGATGCTGCAAACGGCTTCCGTCGCTGCGCAGACCGGCTTGGACAATTACGGCAAACCGTCATACAGCGCTTCCCCAACGGCCTATAGGTGCCGGATCATTTGGCAGGAACGGATCAGGCGGGACGCTCAGGGTCAAGAGATCATTGAGGCGGGCCGGGCGATCCTGACCGAGGCTGCCGCATCGGTGACCCCGACGCACAAGTTGACCCTGCCGGATGGGACGACGCCGAAGATCGTGTCGGTTGCCACCATTCAGGACGAAGATGGTGACCATCACTCCGTCATTTCGTTCGGGCAGTGACATGGCGCGTCGGGTGAAGGTGAAGAACCTTGAGCCGTTGATGGAGGCGTTTGAGCAGGCCGGGCGACGTGCGCCGATGCTGGCTGCCCGGGCTTTGCATGAGGAGGCTCAGGAGGCGTTCCTGCTGTCCCAGCAGGTCGTGCCGGTGCGGTTCGGGGTGTTGCGGGCGTCGGGTGAGGTGCATCCCCCATCGGTGAGGGGGTCGAAGGCGTTCTGCGCGATCACCTACGGGGGACCTGCGGTGCCCTACGCCATGTTCGTTCACGAGATTCCTCCAAGCCGGGCGAAGCATGATTACCCGACGCGGTGGAAGTACTTGGAGAACCCGGTGCGGGTGTATGCGCGGGGGATGGCTGAGCGGATGACGGTTCGGGTGCTGGACATGCTGAACCGGCCATTCAATATTGGAGGTTGACGTGTCGACGATTCTTGAGGCGGTGGGCGACTATTTGGTTGCGCAGGGGCAGGGAACGCTGGGGGTGAGCATTTTCCTGTCCACGATGCCTGAGACGCCGGACGCGCTGGTGGCGGTGTATGAGTCGGTTGGGGATACGCCGTCTTTCACGATGGGTGGCGCTGCGGTGGCGATCAATCGCCCGGTCATTGAGGTGATTGTGCGGGGCGCGAAGAATGACTACCCGGGGGCGCGGGACAAGGCTGAGACGATTAGGAGCATTCTGGGCGCTGTTGTGGGGCAGTCCCTTAGTGGGATACAGGTGCTGCGGATGGCGCCTCAGGGTTGGCTGAATCCCCTTGGTGATGACGAGAATCTGCGGCCCACGGTCTCGGTGAACTTTGAGTGCATGGTGCTTCCGTGACGGCTGATCCGTATGGGCGGGGCCAGGTTGGTGACGAGTTCCCGCGATGCTGGAATTGCAACAAGTTGTTGGCTGAGTTGGTGACTCGCCCGTGGAGGATTGTGTGCCGGGCGTGCAAGAAAGTGAACCAGAGGATCACGTGAGGCGCCCCGGGTGAACCCCGGGGCTTTCCTTTTTGGGCGGTATGATGAGCGTGCAACGTACCCCTTTGTGGGTCTGCACCGTCCTTGCGGCGTGGCCCCGGTGGCCCTGGCGGCGCCGACTCACGCTGCCCGCCAGGAGGCCAGGTGCCCGCCTACCGCGCTCTCGTCGGCCTGTCCTACCCGCCTGATCGGCGTGTGGAAGCCGGTGAAGTGGCTGACGACATTCCTCCTCAGTCAGTGAAATGGCTGCTTGCAGCAGGGAACATTGAGCCTGCCGAGGGCAAGAAGCCCACGGCCACCACACGAGACGAGGAGGTGGGCTGATGCCGTTCCGGCATGGCAAGGACACGGCGCTGTTCTACAACGGCGCCAACTTGACTGGGTACTTGAATGAGGCGTCGGTTTCGCAGGACGTGGAAACCGCTGAGACCACAGCGTTTGGTCAGGATGCAAAGACGTACATCGCCGGATTGAAGGATGGCACCCTTTCCGGTTCTGGCATGTTCGATGGGGCGGTCGGCGCGGTCGATGACAC